TAAATAAAGTAGCAGAGCGTGAAGGTATTACATATGATGAAGCCTATGCAATAAATCGTAGAGCAATGGGATATGATGTATGACTAGAATATGTTGTAACAGGGATAGATGCCTTAATAATAAATATGGCATCTGTACTGCAGACACAATTGAATATGATGGAATATGTCAAAGCTACATAACACAGAATGATGCAAGAAAAACAAATTGCGGATTATGTAGAAGGACACATGGGAAGTTAAAGCGTAATAGCAATACGGTATTAAAGTAGAGGTGATGCAATGCTAAAAGCATGTAGCTATTGTGGAGGAATACATGAAGGAGAATGTCCACATAAGCCAAAGCGCAACTACAAGCAGGAGCATGCAAATGCATCTGATAGCAGAAGGAAAGAACGGAAGTTCAGAAGCAGTGTTGAATGGCAAGACTGCAGAAGACATATATTAGATCGTGATAAACATCTATGTAGATTATGCTTGCACGAAGATAATTATATTAGTGTAGGGCAACGCTTAGATGTACATCACATTGAACCATTACACGAAGCATGGAAGAAGCGTACAGATGAAAAGAACTTGATTACATTATGCAAGATGCATCATCACAAAGCAGACCATGGAGAATACAAGAGGGAGTACTTGAAAAAAATAATTAGCACCCCCCCTACCATAAAATAATTTTTTAGCGAAAAAGTCCAAGACCGTACTGCTCACCACAATTTACACAATTTTCCCTAATGGGACATGCGTACGCACGTGAATATATATTTATTTATATAGGGTCTATACAAGAATGCTGCAAGGAAGAGGAAAGGAGGTGGACACATGAGAAAAGCTGTATCAGCAAGGACTACAAAGAAGCACTTAACAAAGGCAGAAAAAGAAAAACGCATTGCTGTAGAAAATGCGTTCATTGATGATGCGGAAATAGAACCGCCAAGCTATCTAACTAAAACACAATTAGAAGCATTTCATTTTATTGTGGATGCATTAAGGCAAGCTAAAGTATTAAGCCGATTAGATACACAAACAATTATTCAAGCTAGCGTAGCTATTGATATGTTACATACGGCAAATAAGCGTGTAGCCAAAAGGCCTACACTTGCAATTGATAGGGAGTTTGTGGCAACACAAGAAAAACTAGTAAGAACCTATTTAAAATTATGTGATGAATTGTGTCTATCTCCACAATCTAGGGCAAAGCTGGGTGTGCTTGTAGCTAATCAAAAAGAAGAAGAACAAGATCCATTGCTTAATGTATTGCAAGGGGGTAGTAGTTGATGAATAAAAAACATCCAGCATACAAGTACGCAATGGATGTAGCAGAGGGTAAGGTTAATGCACCTAAATATGTCAAACTACAAGTAAAGGAATTTCTTACTATTGCCAATGGTAAAGATAGCCGTTACATGATTGACGATAACAAAGTGCATACTATAGGCGAATTACTGAAACTAATGGTGATGCCTAAAGGGTTAAAAGCTAACTCTACTGTGTATGATGCTATGGCTGGCTTTCAATGGCTATTCATCATCGCTATTCTGTGTACTGTAGATAGAGATAATAAAGATAAACGTAGATATGAAAACGCTATATTGGAAATTTGTAGAAAGAACGGTAAAACATTTTTAATTGCTGTTCTTTTTATTTTGCTTTTCTTCATAGAACCTAAATTCTCTAAATTCTATTCGGTAGCACCAGACGGTTCACTATCTCGTGAGATTAAAACGGCTATTGAAGAAATTATAAGAAGTAGTCCAGCACTACTGGGAAAGATGAATGGCAAAGAAAAGTTTAAAATACTGCGTGATTATATCCATTGCAACATAACTGAAAATAGATATACACCTCTTAACTACTCAACAGGGCGGTTAGATGGTAAGCTACCTAGCGTGTTCCTTGTAGATGAAACTGGTGCATTGCCTAATACATACGCTATTGAAGCGATGAGGTCAGGGCAATTGACTATCTTAAACAAGCTAGGCTTCATCATTTCAACTAAATATCCTACGCTTAACAATCCATTTGAAGATGAAGTGGACTATGCAAAGCGTGTATTGAATGGTGCAGTAGATGATGATAAGGTATTCGCCTTGTTATATGAACCAGATGATACTAAAGGATGGGCCACAAATGATGAAGTACTAGAACAAAGTAACCCACTAGCTATTGAAGTAACAGAAATCATGGATGATTTGAAATCTAAACGGCAAGTAGCTATAGAGATTGAAAGTAAACGTGAGAACTTCATAACAAAGCATTGCAATATCATTTATAGCGGTGCTGGTAGTGAAAGTTTTGTAAACGTAGCTGATTTACAGAAAGGTGCTATAGATCATATCGACTGGAGCGGCCGTGAAGTGTTCCTTGGTGTTGACCTGGCTATGACTACAGATAACTGTGCCGTGTCTATGGTTGCCTTTGATGAAGAAACAGAAAAGGTATATCTTGATGCGGTTGCCTTTGTACCAGAAGATAGAATAGACGAGAAGTCAAAATTGGAACGTATTCCTTATCGTGATTTTATTAATGCTGGATATTGCCTGGCATGTGGCAATCGTACAGTAGATTATGGTGCTATTGAACGCTACATAATGCAAATAGAAGCTAAATATGGGGCTACTGTAATGGGTATTGGCTATGATAGGTATAATGCTTTATCAACTGCACAAAAATTAGAAGATGCAGGATATACGATGGTAGAAATTAAACAACATTCTAGCGTGTTACATCCTGCTACAAAATGGCTTGCAGAATTGGTAGCCGATGGCAATCTTGTTTATGAAAAAGGTAACAAATTACTAGAAATCAACTTTGAAAACTCACGATGTGTGTACGATACTAACATGAATAGGTATGTTAACAAGAAAAAATCACGAGGTAAGGTTGATATGGTAGTAGCTGGTATCAATGCAATGTACCTATTGCATCAAAATTATATGCTTAATAGTACCCTTGATTGGGTTGTACAAATGTAGAAAGGGGGTGAAATATTGGGAATAATTAAAAATTTCTTTGGTTTAGAGGTCAGAGAAGAAGCCGTAGTTAGTGAAAATTCATTCATTGATACGGCTGACGATGTGGATTTAGGGCTCCCTAGCTTTGATGCATCTACAAATGTAACACGCAAGCAAGCATTAAGCGTGCCAGCAGTAGCAAGTGCGTTGTTTTTAATTAGTGGTATTATTGCTGGTATTCCTATCAAGCTATACAAACGAGATGGTAATACTATTACAGAAATCACAGATGATGAACGTACAAAGCTATTAAACATTGAAACAAATTCAACGCTAGGTGCGTTTGAAACAAAGCAAGCCATGATTAATGATCTAATTATGGAAGGTGCTTGTTATTGTTACATTGGTAAAGATGGCAACAATGCTACATCATTACAATATCTGCCTAAATATCGTGTAAGTGTGCTGGATAACGGCAAGCTAATTGATAGGACTGTACTTTTCTTAGTAGATGGGAACTACTACGATAACTTTAATATCATGCGTGCCGTTAGAAATAGTAACGATGGGGTGCATGGTAGAGGGTTATTAGACGATAACGCTACACAGATTTCTAGTATGTACAATGCGTTAGTATATGAAAATGGTGTAATCAGTAAGGGTGTTCGTAAAGGCTTCCTTAAATCTGAGGGAAGATTGACGGTAAAAGCACTTGAAGCACTCAAAAAAGCATGGCGAATGATGACGGCTAAGCTTGGTACTAGCGATGTAATTGTACTTAATAAGGGTATTACATTTGAAAGTGCTGATAGTACGGCCGTAGAAAACCAACTCAACGAAAGCAAACAAACAAACGCTGACTTAATTTATAAATTGTTTGGTTTTACTGACAAAACATTTACAGATGAAAAAGCATTTAATATTTTTGTTAAAACTACGATTATGCCAATCGTAAATTGCTTTGTTGAAGCTATCAATCGTTCGATGTTGCTTGAAACTGAAAAAGGTAATCTGTATTTTAGCTTAGATATGAATGATCTATTGAAAGCGGATATGCTTACACGCTTTAATGCATACAAGACTGCATTGGATAGCAACTGGATTAACGTGGATGAAATTCGTCAACGTGAGGACTTATCCCCTATGGGTATTGACTTCGTAAGTATGAACCTTGCGAACGTATTCTATTATCCAGATACGAAGAAAGTGTACACACCAAATACTGGTGTGCTTGGTGATTTAACTACACTAAAATCTGTGAAAGGGGGTGAAAATGATGAAAATTGAAGTCCGTAATGGTGCAGTTACGATTGAGGGCTATGTAAATGTTACAGAGCGTTTAAGTAAACCTATTCGTGATGTAAGGGGTAATTTTTTAGAAAAAGTACAAAGTGGTGCGTTCAATTCTGCATTACAACGCAATAATAATGTAGAGTTACGCTTCAACCACCGCAGAAAATTGGGAGACCAACAAGACGGCTCGCTTGAATTAAGAGAAGATAGCATTGGCTTATATGCAAAAGCTATTGTATCTGATGCGGAAGTAGTACAACTAGCAGAAAATAGACAACTCAAAGGTTGGTCTTTCGGTTTTAGAAAACTAGAAGATGCATGGGATAAACAAGAAAACATGCCAGAAATTCGCACATTGAAGTCTATTGATGTTAGTGAAGTTAGTATTTTATCTGTGAACCCAGCATATATTGCAACATCTATCAATGTACGAGCAGATGAAGGTGAAGATTTACTCGAATGTAGATCTAACGAAACTGCAACTGGTGCATTGGAATATGATATTGAAGAACGTAAGTCTGATGATAAAGAAGAAACCAGCAATCAGAAATATCATGACATTTTAAAAGAACTTAATGCTTAGCATCCACCATATGTGGGTGCTTTTTTAATGCGAAGAAAAGAGGATAGCATGAATTTTAAAAAACTTATTGAAAAACGTAATGGTTTGGTTGAAGAAATGAACAACCTTGTTAAAGTGGCAGATGAAGAAACTCGTGCCCTTAATGAAGAAGAAACAACAAAATTCGAAGGTCTACAAAAAGAAGTAGCAGACATTGACAAAACATTGAAACTTGCAAAAGAAGAACGCTCCATGATGTCTGTATCTGATGATGAAGCACCAGCTAAAACAGATGAAAAAGCAATGGCAATGGCAGAAGAACGTGCATTTGCTAACTTCTTACGTAGCGGTGAAACTGTATTCGCTGATACTGAAACTCGTGCAGATGTAAACCTTACTAAAGGTGATAATGGTGTAGTAATTCCATCCACTATTGCTGAACGTATCATTGGTACTGTTAAACGTATCGCACCTATCATTGAAAACTCTGATTTCTACGATGTAAAAGGTGATTTGGTATTCGCAGTAGAAGATGAATCCACATCTAAAACTACATGTGCATACGTTGGTGAATTCCAAGAACTTGAATCTACAAGCGGTAAATTCAAATCTGTTACATTGAAAGGTAACGTAGTAGGCGTACTTACCAAAGTATCTAAATCCTTAATCAATAACGCTGGCTTCGATATCGTAAACTATGTAGTAACTAAAGTAGCAGAAGCAATCGTTGTATTCTTAGAAAACGAAATGATTAATGGTTCCGCTAAAATTCAAGGCTTATTGCAAGCTAAAAATGTAGTAACTGCTGGTAGTGCAACTGCTATTACTGCTGATGATTTGATTGAACTTCAATTCAAAGTACCGCAAGCATATCGTGGTAATGGTGTGTTCATCATGAACCCTGAAACATTTAAAGCATGTGCAAAATTGAAAAATGCACAAGGCGAATACTTGCTTAATAAAGACCTTACAAACGGTTATGGCTACACATTGTTAGGCCGTCCTGTATACGAATCTGACAATATGCCTAAAATTGCTACAAAGGCTAAAGTTGCAATCTATGCTGACCTTAAAGGTTATGCAACTAAAATCAGCGGTGAAAACTCTGAAATTTCTGTATTGCAAGAACGCTTCTATACTCAATATGCAGTTGGTGTAGCTGGCTATGTTGAAGTTGACGGCAAAATCGTTGATGAACAACGTATTGCTACATTAGCAATGGCTTAATAGTCATGAAGTACAAGGTGTTAGTTGGTTATAGTGGGGTAGTATCTGCCCCACTTGATAGCATTGTTGAGTATACAGACGAAGTAATCATCAATGATCTATTACAAGCTGGTTACATCGAGCCTGTAAAACAAGCTAAAACCAGAAGCAAAAAGGCTGAAACAGAGGAGTAGACATGAAAGTTAGTGAGTTAAATCTTGATATTGTATCGAACTATATTCGTGTTGATGTTACAGCCGATACTAAACCTATCTTAGACATGGTATTATCTGCAGCAATTTCATATTGCATGACATATATGGGTATTGCTGATAAGACTACACTTGATGATTATGAGGATATGCCTATCGCAGTATTAAGTTTATGTGGCGAATTTTACGATAATCGTACATTCACGGCCGTAGAAAATGCGGTGGTAAACCCTACGGCACAGGCTATCTTAGATAAGTATTCAATGAACTTATTGTAGGTGAAATTATGTATAGAAAAGGTAGATTAAGCACTTTATTGCAACATCAAGCAGAAATTCACGCTAACAGAAAATCAACCACTATGAATGAATTGGGGCAATATCCTATTGTTGATACAGTTATAGGAAATATGCATTGTGGTGTCATTCCACAGACTGGCGGTCTATTAAGTGGTAGAACGGCAGAAACTACACTTGCTAGAACTACACATAAGATTGTGTGTAGGTATCGCAATGATATTGAACCGGATATGTGGCTAATTATTGAGGGGCAGAAATATAACATCTTGTATGTTATGGATCCATACCTAAATAAAGAGCGACTAGAAATATTTACAGAGGTTGTAATCTAATGGGTGTTGATATTGAAACAGAAGGTTTAAGTGAGTTTTCTCAAGAGTTGCTAGACCTAGCGACTAAAGACTTTCCGAAAGATACAAAGAATTTTCTTCAACGTGCTGGCAATAAGCTAAAAGCTAATGCTAAAAACAACTATAAAAGCGGTACTACGCAAGGCACAAAGAACCTTATCAAAGGCCTTAAACGTGATAGAGCGTATAAGTATGGTAAGGATGAGTGGCAAGTGCGTGTTAAGAATACCGCACCTCATGCATGGTTAGTTGAACATGGTCATGTGATGCTAGGTCATTCTGCACAGGGTAAACCTAAATTGATAGTTGGTAACACAGGAGAAGCCTTTGTAAGAGGTAAAGCTATAATGGGTAAAACTGCTAAAGCCTTTCCGTCAGAATATCAAGGGTTAGCGGAAGAATTTATTGATAAGATGCTTAATGAAAAAGGTTTAGGCTAGTGATAACGGCAGTTGAAATAGTAAAAGCATTAACAGTAAAGTGCAGAGAACTGCTAAATTGTGATGTTAATGATAGAGATATTTCAGAGGGATTTACTAGACCATCATTTTTTATTGAGGTGGTAGACTTTAACAATGAAGATATAGGCGAAATCCTAAGAGGTGATACGCTTAATATCTACATCTATTACTTCAATGAAAAGCGTGAGATTGGTTATCTTAACTTACTCAAAGCAAGGGAAAGTTTGCGTGAGATGTTAGCGATGCCAGTTAACGTAGCAGATGGTTTTAGTATTACTGCATCTGATATAGTCGAAACAATCAATAAGGCTGATATGTCATATATCACTAACTTTGATGTAACGATCTATCAAAACAGACCAGAAGCAGATGCACCTTACATGGAAAAATTGGCGGTCAACGGAGAGTTGCAAGAGTCAACGGAAGAATAGTTATAGCACCCACTATGTATGGGTGCTATTTTTAATGGGTAAAAGGAGCAGAATATGGCGATTGGCTTACCAAATATTGATATCGTATTCTTGCAAAAGGCGGTATCTGCCGTGCTACGTTCCGAACGTGGTACTGCATTAATCATCGTTAAAGATGATAAACAAACAGAAATTGGCTATGATGTATTCAAATTTGAAGCAGACATTACCGATAAAAAATACAATGCCGATACAATTAAATTGTTGAAGCGTTGCTTCTATGTGAATGTAAATAAAGTAGTAGTGTTACACGTTCCATCTAAAACAACTGCATTTGCAGACCTTAAACAAGTATTAGACCGCATTAAATACAACTGGGCTTGTACTACTGTAGCAGAATGGCAAACAGATTTAGTATCTTATACAAAATCTCGTAATGTTATCTCTAAAGGTCGCAAAGTTAAATGCGTAGTTGCTAATGTAGCGGTTGCTGATGATAAACACGTTGTAAATATGAAAGGTAATTTTGTACATGAAGCCGATGCAGCAGCTGGCACTAATGTTAAAATGACTGATTATTTACCACGTATTACATCTATTTTGGCTAACTTACCAATGAACCGTAGCATCACATACTACGAATTGGAAGATTTAGACTATGTGGATAACTCTTATGTTACTGCAGAAAAAGATGTAAATAAGTGGACTGATGAAGGCTGGTTGCTTCTTATCAATGATGATGAAGATAATGTAGTACGTGTGGGCCGTGGTGTTAATACATTGACTACATTCACATCTACTGATACAGAAGATATGCGTAAAATCATCATTGTTGAAAGTATGGATTTAATTCAAGAAGATTTATACTCTACATTCAAAAAATACTATGTAGGCAAGTATAAAAACCATTTGGATAACCAATACTTGTTTATTTCTTCTGTAAACGCTTATTTCAAATCCTTAACTAAAGTTGTTAATGGTGAAATTTTAGATCCAGAATATGATAATCATGCGTTTGTGGATGTAGAAAACCAAAGACAAGCATGGTTATCTGTTGGTAAAACAGAAGCAGAAGATTGGGATGAAGCGAAAGTTAAAGAAATGTCCTTCAAGTCTACTGTATTTATTGCTGCTAAAGTTAAAATCTTGGATGCTATGGAAGATTTGTCCTTCCAAATTACTATGGAATAAGGGGGTAAAGTATGGCAAGTAAAGACATTCATAATCAAATCTTGCGCGGTCAATTCGGTAAGGTGTGGATTGATGGCGAATTATATGCAAATGTTAAATCCTTTGAAGCTAAAATCTCCCTTAAATATGAAGCGGTAGATATTAATGGTGAAATGGGTGTTCATCAACGCTTAGTTGGTTTTGAAGGTGCTGGTACATTGGTACTTCACAAAATCGATAGCCGTGTAGCACAAAAGATTGCTGGCAAAATCAAAAATGGTAGTGTGCCGGATATCAAAATCGTATCTAAATTAACTGACCCAGATGTAAATGGTGCTGAACGCATCGAACTAACTGGTGTTACTTTGGATGAATTAACACATGGTTTTGAAAACAAAAAAGTACAAGAAGAAAGTTATCCTTTCAAATTTGCGGATTACAACTATCTTGACTTAATTCTTTAATATGTAGGCGGTGCTTAGTGCATCGCCTTTCCTTTTTAATGTGAGGTGGATAATATATGGCTAAATTACAACTTGAAGATTTGCTTAACCGCAATATGCAAGAGGGTTTTCAATCTAAAGATGTATATGTAAAAGGTTTAGGCGGTGAGTTAACTGTAATTCATCAACCATTACCTACAGTGTTACGCATTATGGATGACCTTAAACAAGATGCAACACTATCAACTGTAATGGATGCAATGGTACAACTCATCTATGCTTGCGTTCCTTTGTTTAAGAATAAAGAGTTACAAGCAAAATATGAATGTGCTGAACCTACAGATGTAGTGTATAAAGTGCTAAACGATAGCGTGGAAGATATTACTGCATTGGGTGAAGCTATCTTGGGTATGTATGGCATTGCAAATCCTGTTGAAGATGTAAAAAAGCAATAAGAGCGGACAGGGAACTAACAATGTTCCGCTATTATATGCAAAAAGGCCATACATTATCCTCGTTACTTGCATTAGATCCATTAGAACGCACGTTCTATTGTGCGTGCTTTGAATTGGATATGGAAGATTTAGAAAGGGGCAATAATGGCTAAAAGTATTAACGTATTACTTAGTCTTAAAGACCAATTTACTGCACCTATGAAAAAGGCTGGGGATAGTGCGAAAGACACAGAACGCAAGATGGTAGCCATGAAGAATAAGTTAAGTAATTTTGGTAACGGAATTAATAACAAATTCTTAGGTATTGCTGGTAGCATCGGTAAGATGGGATTAGCAATGTCAGGCTTGGGTGCGTTCGCTAGTGTTGGTGCTATTGTTGATTATGGTAAAAAGGCACTTGATGTAGCAAAAAGTGCGGAACTATCTCAAACATTATTGCGTAATAGCTTGGCTAATAACAATTCATTGTATGATAAATCAGCACAGTCGCTAGATGCTGCACAAAAGCAATTAAATGAGTATGCATCTAAATGGGGTCAAGTAGGGGTTATCTCTGCTGGTACTATTCGTGCTGGTTATCAAGAGTTAAATAAATGGAATGTTCCTGTTGATAAGGTGAATGATTTATCAGAAGCCTTAACAAATCTTGTTGCTGGTAAATTTGGTATTAATGCTACGGCAGAAGATGCACAGTTAGCATCACAAGCAATCGGTAGAGCCTTTAATGGTGATGTAGCTGGCTTGACTAAAATGAAGATACCTTTAACAGAAGCACAAAAGCTAATCATCAAGAATGGTACAGAAGCCGAAAGACTTGCTACTATTAATGAAATTGTTAATGGTACATTCTCTAAACAGAATGAAATACTAGCTAATACACCAGATGGACAACTAAAACGGATGAAGAACCAACAGGCAGCACTTATGGCTACGATTGGTAAGGGCCTATTGCCTATGCAAAAAGCCTTTATTGATATGGTAAGCACTATCATGCCTATAGTTGCACCAGTTATTCAAGATATATTCAATACATTTAGCGGTGCATTTACATGGATAGCACAGGTAATTACAGAGAATAAGGAAACCATCAAAACAAATCTAACAGAGGGTATGAATGTAGTTAAAAGTGTTCTAGCTACTGTTGGTAGTGTTATTAAGTGGTGTGTTGACAATCTTGGGTTCTTAGTACCTGTTCTTAAAGTAGTTGTAGCTGGTTTTGTTGCTTTTAATGTAATATCTAGCATCTTACCTATATTGTTATCTATATTCAGTGGCTTTATGACTGTAGTAAAAATTGTAAGAGTATTGAATATGCTAATGATTGCCAATCCTATGGTGTTTGCATTATATGCCGTGATAGCTGCTATTGCGTTATTGATCTATAACTGGGATACAGTAAAAGAGGTAGCAATAGGTGTATGGGATGCTATTTCAAGCTATGCTAGTGAATTATGGAATAGCTTAGTAAGTGGATGCATGGAATTTGTAAATGGTGTTATAGAGGTTGTTGCACCTATTTATAACCGATTTATGGAAATCATGAGTCCTATTCTTGATGGTGTTAAACAGATTTTCAGCGGTATTATTGATTTCATTGTAGGTGTATTTACTGGTAACTGGGATATGGCCTTTAATGGCTTGGTACAAATCTTCAATGGTTACTTTGGAATTATCAAATCCATCGCACAGGATGTGCTTGGATGGGTACAAGATAAATTACAATGGGCTGGCGAGAAAATCGATGCTATTAAAGAGGGTGGAGCATGGCTATATAACAATACTATAGGCCGTGTAACTGGTGAACATAATGCAACTGGCACAGAGTATTGGAAAGGTGGCGCAACATACGTTAATGAAAATCAACGTGGAGAGATTATCAATTTGCCTAATGGCTCACAGGTAATACCACATGATGAAAGCATGCGACAATTAGCTAATAACAGAGGGAATGTTACTGTTAATGTAACAGTGCAAGGGAATGTGATTGGCAATGAAGAGTTTATGGATGCATGCGGTAATCACATAAGCAATAAAATAATGTTAGCAATGGGCAATATGTAGGGGGTGTGAAGTGAGTTTTCAAGACAATGCTAAAAGCGTAATGAAACAACGCTTGATGACGAAACAGGCAGACTTGCAGAAGTTAGCGGTAACACGTGCTACAAAGTTTGCCGATAAGATTTCACATGGTTTAGTCGGTAAGATTTTAGATTATGCCGAACGAAAACCAACTACAGATATTGTATTCCACTCTGAATTAACAGATGAGTACATAACATTGCCTGTAGTACCTAACCCTTTACCTACAATTAATGAACCACAGGCTAATGAAACTTTTAATGGTCTTAGGGGTGATATTAAACTTATAGGGCCATTAGGGTTGCGTACATTAACACTAGATAATATCTTGTTACCGATTAATAAGGACTACTCCTTTATTCGTGGTAATGGTAGCGATGGGTTACAATGTTTGCAATTCTTTCAAGCACAACGGCAGATGAAAGCCGTGATGCGGATATGTATTATTCAATCTGATGGTAATGAAATCCTTAATATGCCATGTGTCATTAATGATCTATCATACACTTATGACAAAATTGGCGATATTAAAGCCACAATAGGTATTGAGGAATATGTATATACTAATACATCAACAACGGCTCAATCATCAACTGGTGGCGAAAATAAAGCTACAGACACTAAGGCTACTGATAGTAAGGCGGTTAAGAAATGAAGTTACAGTATACGAACACAACCAAAGGCAAAGATGGTAAAGATGTTACTGAAACACGTGAAATTACCGCCTATACGAATAACTATCAAAGGTCAGATGGTATTGATACACTAGGTCAAGAATTTACCTTTGATTTAGTGGATAATCCATTTGATTTTAACCTTATGGGTACAAGGCTTGCTATTGGCGGTAAGGTAGAATTTAGTAACCAACTAAGCAACAATAATAAGAGTGCTACAACAAAGCTGAACGAACAACAACAGGAGCAAGTAGTATTTCAAGGTATCATAGTAGCCGAAAAACAAAGTGGTGCTAATAAGTACACTTATACTTGCTTTGACTACTGCTTTTATCTCAATAAATCAGAGATAGAAATTCAATTCAATGGTGTTAGTGGCCTTGAAGCTATCAAGAAAGTATGTAGTGAAAATAGTGTTCCTTTGGGTAATGTAGCCGATATTAAGACTAGTATCAAGAAGATATATCAAGGTGAAACAGTATCTGATGTTATCAAGGATATTATTAAGCAAGCTACGGAAGAAACTGGCTATAAATACCGCTTAGAATATCGAGATGGCAAGGTACACGTTGAGGACTACAAGGATTTAGTGCTTGATAAAGTTATCACTCAACCTATCAATAATTACTCAAGAGATTTAAGCATGGAAGATATGCGTAATAGCATCGTAGCTATATCTCAAAAGGAAAAGAGTACCTCTGTTAAGTCAACTATTCAAGATGATGAAAGCATCAAGAAATATGGCTTAATTAAGAAGATAGTAAAAGTTGATAATAAGAAGCAAGCACAGACTGCTCAGATTGCTAAAAAGACTATTCAAGATACTAATAAGGTAGCTGAAAAGTTAAACCTAACATTATTAGGTGATGATACAGTAAGGAGTGGTCGCATTATTATAATTGATGATTACACAGTAGATATACACGATAAATTCATAGTGGAAAACTGCAAGCATAATTATGGAGTTAATCATACTATGACATTAGATCTAAAGCGTGTAACTAAAGAACTTGATACGAGTAAGTATGCAACAAGTACTACTACAACTGTTACACCTAATGCTACAAATAGTACTGCTAATGCAACACAAGTTGATGCTGGTATGAACGCACTCAACGGATACGAAAGCGTGTATCGTGATAATGGATGCGTAGATGTGGCGGTTAAGGCTGGCTCATACTACAGTCCATTCTTAAAGCAACAGGCGGATATAGGCACGGCTAATGTAGATACACTAGTTAATAATGCTCAAAGTGCTGGGTACAAAGTAGAAGCCTTTGACGGCTATGCTAAAAAAGGCGATATCTTGGTATACGGCAATAATCAACACGTTATTATATCTGATGGTGCTGGCGGTGGTTTTGGTAATAGTAGTAGTGAAGGACACGCTAAATTCTATTCAGATGCCAATAACGCATGGCACACAAACGAAGCACCTAGTAAAGTAATTAGAATGTCATAAGGGGGTATATATGGAAGAATGGCACAGTCAGATGGCTTCTATGTTCAAAGATAGAACTAACCCTATACGGATAGGTGCTTGCCTTGGTGAGGTTATTAGTACTTCGCCTTGGAAAGTAGCTATCAAAGATGGGAAGTTTATGATAGATGCATCTAATGGATATGTATGCTTTCAATTGATTCACCATATCACTACTTACTCTTATAGACATAGTGGCAAAATGACACATAAAGGGTGTCCAGCTGGCCCTAAATCTGACTACGATGCACAGGGTGAAGGCAAGATAGTGCTTGATGAATTATGGAAAACTGGCGATAAAGTGCTTGTTATACCAGATGAAAACGAGCAACATTTCTTTATCGTTGATATTGTGAAAGAGGGGGTATGATGTTCCCAAAGGACTACAATTTCACAAACTCTATCCAATCAACTGCAACGGCTACTAACTCACAACATAAAGTGGGGCGGTCATTTAAATTCGATTATAAGACACATCGTTTTGTATTTGAGGATGGTCGCAATGTAGAAGATACGCAGATTGAAGCAATTAAACAATGGATTGAGTTATTTATTCGTACTGAAATGAAGAAATACTTAATCTATAGTGATAGCTTTGGGTTAGATCTAACTAAGCTATTAGGGTACAGATTGCCACGAGCATATAAAGTATCTGAAATAAAAAGAAGAATAACCGAAGGTATCATGAACAAAGTACCATGTGTTGTAGTTGTCAAAGATTGGCAATTCAACGCTGGTATTTTTTATTTCACAGTAGTTACTAATACAGGGGAAGAGGTGAAGATAGAACATGAATTCGAATTATAGTGTTGATAGCATCCATAATACGATGCTTGAAAACATTGATGATGCGTATCAGAAAACGGAAGGCTTTCCTACGTATGACATAACAAGGAGCGAAGCATTTGCTTTACTTGAACTGTGGAAGAAGGCGGAAGAAATTGAACGCAAACAAAACGTGGATAACTTAACAGGTGATGAACTAACAAGGGTAGTATTCCAACGCAAAGGAACGCAACGAAAGTTAGCGACTAAGGCAGTATGTAACCTACGTATTGTAGATGGTAACGGCACTATTCATGAGGGCGATTTATTTGAAAGCGAAAGCGGTATTCAATACGAGTCGCTAGAAAACAAGGATGTAGTAGATAACTCTATCATCAAAATTCGATGCACTAAAGCTGGTGCAGTTGGTAATGTTCCTAAAGGTAGTATTACACAAATGCCGATTACTATTGCTGGTATCAATGCAGTAATCAATGATGATGCTGCAAAAGGTGGCGAAGATGAAGAAGCAGACGATGATTTGCGTGAACGCTACTATGAAGAACTTCGTGAGCCAGCTACAAGCGGTAACGATTACCACTACAAGCAATGGGCCAAAGAGGTCGAAGGTGTAGGCGAAGCTAATGTAATAGGCTTATGGAATGGCAACAATACTGTTAAAGTGATTGTTATTAATTCCGATAGAAAGGCTGCTAGTACCGATTTAGTTAAGCGTGTACAAGATTACATAGACCCAGAGAGCAAAGGTATTGGTGAAGGTCAAGCACCAATTGGTGCACATTGTACTGTAGTTAGTGCTACAGAAGTGCCAATCAATATTGATGCTAGAGGTGTACAACACACTACAACGGCTACTAAATCAACTATTACAAATGACATTACTGAAGCGGTAACCGCTTACCTAAAGAAGATAGCCTTTAAACAAAACTATGTATCAGTCGCACAAATTAGTAACATTATCATTGATAATGCTGGTGTTACTGACTATGAAAGTGTAACTGTAAATGGGCAGACAACTAAAATTAATCTAACAAATGAACAAGTTGCCGTATTAGGTACAGTTAGTGTGGCTTTAAATGACTAATACAGATTTCAAAGAATACGCACTAAGAGCCATTAATAAGATGTATCGTAATGATCCATGGGTTCGTGAATTATATCAAGCAGCTGGATTACAACTGCAAGATATAGATGAACTACTAGATGTATTGCTAGATAATGGCTTCTTTGATGCGGTAGGTGAACGTGGATTAAAGGTTTACGAAAAAGATTTAGGTATCAAAGGTGATGGCTCAATCGAACAACGTAGAGCCATAGTACAAATGTTATGGAATAATAACGGCAAGTGTACGCTAGATAGAATTAGGGCAATCGTTAAAACGTTCGTTCTTGATGATGTAGATGTTCAGTTTGAAGATGGTGTATTAAAGTTAGAGTTTAACAACTCATCCTTTGTATATGCTATACCACAAATTAGAAGTAACTTAACGGTGGTTAAACCATCACACATTGGGTTAAGCATTAATGATGTACATAGTGTTGATACTGATTTGTATGCTGGTAGCATTGTTACTACGTTTGAAACAACAACTATTAATCCTATGGTTGGATTTAATTCAACGCTAGAAGATGCATCTATAGTGGCTGGTGTGTATATCACTAAAGCTAATGTAATTAATCATATTAATTGTTAAGGGGGTAAATAATGCCTAGTCAATATCCACAGAATGTGGTTACTAAAAATGGTTTGGCAATGATTGCTGAAAGCGTGGCTATACGCAAGAATTTAATTTTTACACGTGTAGTAGTAGGTGATGGAGATGCTACAGGTCGCAATTTTAATGATATGACATCTGTAATTTCTCCAAAAATGGAATTGCCAGTAACAAGCGGTGTAAACGAGGGGAACGGTCAATACTTAATTACTGCTACGTTGTCCAACAATACTTTAAATGTAGGCTTCTTCCCACGTGAGGTTGGTCTATATGCAAAAGTTGATGGCAAAACAGAAATCTTATATAGCTATACAAATGGCGGTAATAATGTAGGATATGTTCCAGACAAGACAACACCAATTGATAGTGAAATTTATAAAATCAGAACAGTAATTGGTAATGCTAAAAACATTACTATTAATATGTCAGATAGTACATTTGTTACTAAAGGTGAACTGGATAGATATGTTTCAATTACATCTGGTGGCTATTTCAAAGATGTAAACAAAACTAATGCTGGCATGTCATTCATTAAAGGTGATAATACATCTAAAGTGATTGATTTTATCACTTCTAATTACAACGATAGCGATACTAATAAAGTGCTTAATTTATCAACGCTAAAAAGTCTATTAGGACAAGGTGCTATTGTTGCTTCTAAACTAACTGGGAATGGTGGGTATGTTAAATTTGCGAATGGCTTTACTATTCAATGGGGAGTTGGCGGACAAGATAATGTAACGAAAACAGAAGTTACCTTCCCTATTAGATTTACTACATTGTTTATAGCTAATGCTATTGATGCGTATTGGAGTGGTTCAGATATACCTAGATATTTTGCAAATTCTGTCAATGAAAGCAACAATGCAAAAGCAGTATTTACAGCAAGCGATAGATATGCAGCATCATATTACTGGTTTGCATTAGGCATGGCGTAATAGAAGGAGAAAACACATGAACCAATATGTATTTGTATTAAATGAACAAGGTGAACGCATTACATCTTTTGTTGACAATTTGATTAGCAAAGATGAACTACTAGATCATGCTAAAAAAGAATGGCCAGATGCAGCGGATTATATTTACTCTGCAGATGGTGATAGCATGCTTGATGAATTTATGAAAGGCAAGTTTTATGTAAATGGTGAGTTTGTTGTACCACAACCAAAAGAACCAACTAAGGCAGAACAAATTGCAGAAATCAAAAATTACTATGATAAACGATTTGATGCATTAGATAAAGCGGTGTTGCGTAGACGATTGGCTAATGCAGATATTAGCGATTTACAAACACAATATAAAACTTTGCAAGCTGAAATGGTAACTAAAATTAAGGCGGTGAAATAATATGGATGAGATTAAAAGCAATGTACCTGTAATGCGTTTTTGTGAATATTGTTGGGCAACATTAAATGAAAATGGCACTTGCCCTACAGAGGGATGTATTCATAATGATCTAATGGATTTAGAAAAGGATGATGCGGATGTTACCAGTCCAACACAACTTTAATGTCATTAAAGGGGAAGCAATCACTCTAAATGTGGGATATACAAATGCAGTAGATAGTGAAAGCCTATTTGCGTGTGTTAGAAAATATCCAACTGATGATGAGTACAAGGCAAAGTTTGATGTAGCTGTATCACAAGAGGGGTTAGAAGGTGATGAACTTTGCAAAATCATCTTAACTTTAGATACTAATGTATTGAGCCATGGCAAGTATCATTGGGATTTATTCCTATGGAGTGGGGATAAGCCTATTAAATGCTTAATCAAAGGTGAAATCACAATAGATGAAGGTATCAGTAATAGGGGGAAATAATATGAGTGATGAAAATATTCATATAAAGTCTAATGATGATGATAAAATCATTGTCAAAGATAATACCCAGATTATTAAATTGCAAGGGCCGAAGGGTGAACCAGGGGAGCAAGGGCCTCCTGGCCCTCCAGGGCCAAAGGGCGAACCTGGTAAGAATGGTATTGACGGACTAAACGGCGAACAAGGGTTACAGGGTATTCAAGGACCACCTGGTAAAGACGGAAAGCCTTTTACTTATGATATGTTCACACAAGAACAATTAGAGAATTTAAAAGGCCCTAAAGGTGAACAAGGACCACCAGGACCGCCTGGTACTGGTGCTAATGTAGATTTATCAGCCTATACAACTAAACAAGATGCTGACAATCTTTACTTAAAAAAAGTTGATATAAGAAATTACCTTACTATGCTAGGCGATCCTAAATATGCATTAAAAACAGAGCTAAACGATTATTTATCTAAAACAGATGCGACAAATAATTACGCTCAAAAGGGTTGGGCTACTCAAACATTCGCCTATAAGAACGATTTAGGTATTTTCATTAAGAAAAACGAGATTACTCAATATGCATTAACACCTGGCGATGCTTCTAGTCGTTACGTTAATAAATTAGAGGGGCAGTCCTTCGCTCAAAAATCTGAATTAAATGACTATGTAAAGAAAACTGAAATCAATCAGTATGCATCAAGTACACAAGGACCACCAGGGCCTAAAGGTGAGCCATTCAAATATTCCGACTTCACGCAAGAGCAACTTAATGCCCTTAAAGGGCCAAAGGGTGATAAAGGAGAACCATTTAGATATTCTGATTTTACGGCGGAACAACTACTGGCTTTAAGAGGGCCTAAAGGAGACCCTGGAAGCGGTGGTGGACAAGTAACTTCGCAACCAATCGAAATATACGAAGTTGTATGGGGAACGGCAATAGCAGGTGAGCGAGGTGCGGATAGAGGATATTTAGCATATGATCCACTTACAGGTTGGGGGTACTTGCATTTTGACTTTAAATTGACTGCCCCTTCCGGTAATGGCAACGTGGTCGCATCGCTTCCACCAAATTCGCCAGTTGCTGTACGACTAATAGAAAAAAGCGTTAATGCAAATAACAATAGTGTTTATGTTGAACGAAACAGTCGTATGATTAAGGCTTGGGGTGTACCGGCAAACACTCGGTATATTATTGACATTATTGGTTATTGGAGAAAGGTGTAATAGATGTGGACATGGCAATTTGAATTGAATGATATCTTAACCACTCTTACAATTGTAGGTGTGGTTGCAGGTGCCGGATATAGATTGTTGATTATTCCGTTGTTACAACAATTAGACTCACAACGGATGCAAGATAATCTTATCTTTCAAGAAAAATGGGGTGTATTAACTGATACACTAAAAGATTTGAAAGATGAAATTAAATTATCACGTGCAGAGCGAATAAAAGCTGAAAGCAAGCAAGTATTGTTGTCAGCAAAAGTTGAAGCCTTAGAAGTACGTGTTGATGATATAAAGGAAGAACTTCATGAGCATACAGCCAAAAATCATCAATTCAATTAAAAAAACATATCAATCTGTGAGGGTGGCTAACATCCACCCAACAGGTATTTTAGCTACAAGGGTACTAGTACTAATCATGCTAGTACCTATTTTATTAGTGGTTACTCAATACATCATGGCTTTTATTAGCGGTTATGTATCTGATGATGCTAACAAGATGATTAATGTGGGTATTAATATCATAGATCATATCTTTATTCCGTCTGTTTTAACTGCATTAGTAGGCTTCCTTGCATTGTGGATTGATAAGGACGGAAACGGAATACCAGATAAATTAGAGGAACAACCAAAAATACCACCATTACAAAATATTACAGAAAGGAGTGATAAAAAGTGAGAAAAGGGTTTGATATTTCAGCATGGCAAGAAGATTATAACGACAATCCTTACTTCAACCTTGAACGAATGGAGCAAGCTAAAGCAGAGGGCAATGACTTTGTAATTATTAAGTTAGGTGAAGCATATAATGTAGATGAATATTTTGAAGAACACATTACTGCAGCATTAGAAGCAGGCTTAGATGTAGGGGTATATTATTTTAGCCATGCGTACACAGAAGCAACAGCCGTACAAGAAGCAGAATGGGTAATCAATACATTAAATGCATATGGATATACTGATTGGCATCTACAAGCTGGTATTTGGTATGACTATGAAGAACACACTCAATTACGTGCATATATTAATGCTGGCGCACTTACATCTCAAGACATGACTAACTGCATGAGTAGATTTGTAAATAGATTATGGCAAGCAGGATTTAATAATGTGGGCATCTATAGTGGGTATTCCTTATTGTGGGATGAAACATATGCATATAGTCAGATGCCAAGCGTTCCTGTATGGTGCGCACAATATGGATCAACAGAATGTGATTATCCAGATGTTAAGATTTGGCAATACAGTGACAGTGGATATGTAGCAGGCGCAGAAGTAGATGTTAATTATATGTATTAGGGGGTAAATATGTATGAGAAAGTCAAAACTACAATTAATGGTATTAACTATCGTTATGCTGTTATCGGTATTATTGTGTTCATCTCTATCTTTTGCATCTGGTACATCTTCCATGAACCAACAGGAAGCAACGATAACAATACCCTTAACACAGTGGAACGAATTGAAAGCAAACAACGAGAAAGCATTGAACTTAATCGAAGTATCCAGCGTTCCATTGACAGAAGCACAGAACTTAGTCATGAAGCAAAAGAACGAATTGACAGAAGCGCACAATACAATCAACAAATTGGAGAACGAATTGACACAAGCAAAGCTTCAATCAATGAAGCAAGAGATTACCTTAAACGAAATGCAGAACTCATTGACAGAATTGAAAGGGCAAATAGAGAACGNTTGGAGAACGAATTGATGCAAGCCAAGCTTCAATCAATGAAGCAAGAAATTACCTTAAACGAAACACAGAACTCTTTGACCGAATTGAAAGGGCAAATAGAGAACGACAAGAAAACCATTAAACGCTTGCGGATGCAACGAAATATATCACAAGTGTTAAGTGGTGGCGCAATTATAGGTGTAGCGTTCAAACATTAAGGAAGTGATCCAGTTTATCTCCATAGCGTGTAATGGTGGA